TCCCCGACAGACATCGCTCCGGTGTCCATAATCGTGGATACTTTTGCAATAGCATCCTCGAAATCAACTGCCATCTTTGCAGCACCCGTCGCAAAGGCTGCAATGCCTGCCGACACGACCATCATCTTTTGACCGAACGCCTCAAGTTTCTGACCTGCCTTGTCGCAACCATTCGCAAAGGCATCAAGTTTATGATCTTTTAATTCCCTGTTGACCTGTTCGAGTTCGCCCTCCATCTCGGAGAGTTTTGCCTCTGCATTATTCGCCGCGACTGCCTGCTTGTTGAGGGCATTTTCCGTCTGATTGATCGAGTTTTCACTCGTTCTCAACTCTGCCTCAAGTTTTGTCAGTTCCTCTTTGAGTTTCTTTGTCTCCTCTGAATCTTCCCCCGTCGCTTTTGCAGAGTTTTCGTAGGCTTTCCGCGTTTCATCGACTTTCGATTTCAGTTCTGTATGTTTGGTTTTCTGCTCCGACAGTTTTGTAGAAAGTTTTCCGTATTGATCGCCTGTCGTCTTTACGATCTCTTTTTGCAGCTTTATCTTATCTGATAACGCTCCGGCTTTCGCCTTGAGGATGTCGGTTTGAGAGCCGAATGCCTTTGCTTTCGCCTGCGTCGCTGTCCATTGGCTCGCCAGTGCTTTCGCCTCTTGAGCCATCGCTTTCATCGTCTTTTGATACGAGTTCGCATCTGCCGACGCTTTCACGCTCACATAAGCCATTCAGTTCCCTCCTCTCCTACTGTTTCTCGTTTACCGTCTTGATTGCAAATTTCAAGTAATCAAGCAACGCCACGATGTCAGTCTCAAGGCATTGACTGTATGAATTATTTAATAATTTTATTGCTATCTGAATCACTCGGTCGACGTTATCCGAGCATATATCCCACAAACTTCTCTGCTGCTCTAACTCGTCATAACCATTCTCTCGGTCGTAGTCATCAAACGCCGACTTTTCCTGCTCCACAGGTTCATCATCCATCAACTCCAAGAATTTCGGGGTGATGACATCCTGCATCACAAAGTGAATTGTTTTCGCTGCCGTCAGCACTTCGACGGCATCCGTTTCACCTAACTCCTCAAGTGACATCCTGCTACCGAATATTTCCTGTGCGATCTTTTGGTTGAAAAACATCGCATCCGACAGTCTTTCGCCTCCGTTCTTTTTCATGAGTTCCGCATATTGCCGATATTGTCCGACTGTGATATGGTTCACGAAATATCTGTCCTCACCGCAGGCGATATATATTTCCGGCATCACTTGACGACGGTAAAATTTTTCTGAATGTCCTCCATTTTCTTCTGAATCTTTCCTGCGATGTCCATGTCGACCATCATAAATTCCGTGATGATTTCATCCGCTGAAAGACCTTTCTTCTTATCTTTCAATTCCTCGATCGTAAACTGATTGTCATACAGACGGACAATCCACTCACACATCAACTGGATGTGTTCTCTCTTATATCCTGCATTTGTTGAGCCGTTGATCGTCTCGGATGCGTCCAAATAGTCCATATAGTCGTCCGCGCCGACTTTCGGCATCGTGTACTCTTTGTGATCTATTGTGATTCTGTGTTGTGCCATGTTCTTTTCCTCCTGCTATCTCTTTTTATTATCCTGCTGCCTGCTCTTTTTCCTGCACCTTGCTGAACCAATCTGCAATCGCCGCCTTTGCGTCCGCGTGTTCCTCTAACAGATTCCCCTCATCGACAACAATCTGATACTGTCCATCTTTCTGACGATCATAGAAATCGCCTTTGATGGTGTTGCTCTTGACCGCGACCTTTTCTGCCTGCGTTTCAAATTCATCATCAACGCCCTGTCCGAACTTTCCGCAGTATAACCATGTAAATTCATATTTTCCATTCCTGCGCTTTGTCCGGAATCCGAGTGCCAGTTCCGGCGCGAGGTCGTCTTTGCTCTTGACAAGGAATCCTTTGTCATATAACTGACCGAACAGGAGTGCTCTGTCCTGCGGTGCAAGTGTGGAAACCTCGATCTCAACCTCCGTTCCCTCGTACGACGTGATTGTGTCCTCCGTTCCGTCATCTGAATAAACTTTCTCACTCGACCATTTATCCGAAATCTTTGCATTGATCGCCCTTGCCAGTTTGACCGGAACGTCTGCCGCATACGCTGTCTGTGTGTTCTGCGTAAGTTTCGCAATATAAATATCACGCAATCCGCAATATCTGCTCCTCACGATCGTTTCAACTCCTGCTTTTGCTGCCTCTGCCATTTTTATTCCTCCATTTCTTCATAAAACTTGTTGAATCTCTGTGCTTTCATATAAATCCCGTTTTGAGGCTCTGAATCGTCTGCATTCCTCGCCTCGTAAAGAAATCCATGTTGTTTCATCAATCCCTTTATTTTCTTTGCCAGTGCAACCTCGTCTTTTTTTGAAAAGATCGTCACCTGCACCGCCTGCTCCGTTCCCTCGGCATCGTCATCCGAATGGTCTCCCTCTGTTTCTCCCAAATCCCACAAGGTCACATGTGTCTTTTTGATGTCTTTTCTATACCACCCCTGCACGACTTGTATTCCGGAATCAGACACCTCTTTCAATGCGTCGGATGCGTCTTTGATGATGTCTGCCATCGAATCACCCCACCGTCCTATCTAAAAAATTTTGATACTCTTTTTCTGCTATGCTCTGAATTTTCCCCTCTGCTGCGCGTCCTGCTTTATAGATGAACTCCTGCGGAGGTCTGTCAACAGTTCCCCAATTTATGAATTTTACATAAAAATGCTCACTGTTATCCGATTTCGTCCATCCGACATCTGCCTCCGCTCGTGTTCCTCGCACCTTGACCTTTTCGATCGGCACTGCATTCGCCGCGTGTCCGGATGGATGCGACTTTGAACCGAATCCCCGTCCGGATAGTTCTTGATTCCTTGATTTCGGCATTTCTCTCGACATTTCTGCCTTAATCAACGGTTGCGCCTGTGTAACAATGTTTTTATTCAGAGTTTGTATTTCTTTCTCTGTCGCGCATCTCTCTAACGCCTTGACGAGTTCATCCAGTCCTTGAAATTCCATCTCAATCCGCATATTTCACCGCCCTTGTGTCATATTCTGACACCTCATGAGACCCGATTGCACTTGAGCAGATACCGAGTTGAGTTTTCAACAGGTGTCATCGCGTAAATGTCAAATGAATCCCCTTTGTAAATAACCGAGAACTCTTTGAGGTGCATCCGCATCGCATCCGTTTTCGCGCATCGCCTCACCTTAAAAACCGCCGTTTCCTCAAGTGACTGCTGCAACGCTGCATATTTTTCCGTTGAGAGCAGATCGGAAACATCGCACCAACATTTGAAATACTCCTCTGATTTAGTTTCATTCCTGCCATCTACCACCTCCGAGGTGTCTCTCATGATAGTGATTCTTCCGGTCATTTTCCCCCTCCATACATTTCCTTGAGCAACATCGAGGAGACTGCTGCCTGCAATCTTTTCTCCTCTTTCCCGTACTTCTCGCGGTTGTCATAAAGGTCTTTTACATATATCAGAATGAGCAGGTGTTGACGATGTGTGAGCGTCTCCATGCTGAAATCCGGAATCAGTTCCGTCATCTCCTCAACTGTCACATCAAACATCAATTCAATGATGTCCTCGTCATCGTCATAGTCGATATGATTATATTTTTTGCATTCTTCAATCAGCTTTGTTCTCTGCTCCTGTCTTTCCTCGTCCACCATCGTGTCCACCTGCTTTCCGACATGGCAGTCATTGAGGCGACTGCCCTGTGCTTTCTTATCCCTGCACCGTCTCCGTGATGTTTCCCTTGATGACTGCCGCCTCGTCAACAGGCTGCACGTCAAAACGGTCTCTCACTTTGATTCCTGTCATGTCTTTCTCCCACAGTCCTGCTCCCTTATCATTCATGTCGATCGTGATGACATTGCGGTCGAACAGAGTGACCGCCTCTTTCAGATCTCCCATATAAACCGGATGCTTATACCCTGTCACCTTTTTCGTTGTCTCGTCCGTGATACTCTCACTCTTGATAACTTTGTTCGACACCTTGATGATCTGATATTTCCCGAACAAAAGCATTTGCGTCGGCTGCGTGGGATTCGGCTGCAAAATATACTTTCCGTCGCTGTCCTTGAGTTTGTCGAGATAGTTGAATCCGTTCTGATTCGTGATAACAACTGCACCAAGCGCGATAGCAGGCTCAAGTTTCACATTGAAAACATCCTTGAGGCTGTCGATCGAGGAGATGACAACCTCTTTTCCCGTCGTCATCGTGTTGATTGTCTTGAGAATCATTGCATTACGGGTCGCCTTTGTCTTTTTGGCAATCCATTTATTGATGTATGCCATGACGTTCTGCGCCGCATCCTCAAACAGTTCTGCGGTGATCTTCAAAATGCCGCCCTTTTTCTTGATCTCATACTTGATCTTTCTGAACTGCGGTTCATCCATTCCGGGGAAATCTGCCTCCTCGTCCACGTTGTCGAATGGTACAGAATCCGCATCGACTTCGATGTTCCTCGAACCGCTTTTTGTGGTGACATGCTCAACATTGACATACTGCTCCAAATTGTCCTCGGAACGTCTCAACTCGATGATGTCCGTCCTGATGTCCTCCGGAACGACAACGCCGATTCCCGATTCTCCCTCCTCATTCGGAGTTGCATCGGATGTCAGTGCGTTCTTGTACGTCGTCACGTCTGCCTCCTCCGGCTCTTTCTTGAGAAATCCGCATTTCACAATGTTGACAAATGCTTTCACGAGGTTCTTTTTCTTTGCTTTCGGGTCTGCTGCCCCTCCTGTGATGTCCTTTGCCCTGCCGGAACTGATCGCGTCCTCGATGTCATCCCCCTCGTCATCATCCAAATCCATGAGCAGGTTGAATTTATCCTGCAATGCAACGAGTTCCTGCTTTGCGGTCTTTGCCTCCTCAATCTTCCCCTCATTCGCAAGGGAACGGACTGCATTCTTCTTGTCATTGATCTCTTTGAGTAATTTCTGCAATTCTTTGTTCATTTCAAATCTCCTCTCTAAATT